CTCTAATAGCTCCCGTAGTAGCGTAGCCTTCACGCTAATAGTATCGGTAGCCTTCTTACTCTCTTGAATTGTAGTACTCATAGTTTACCCCTTATTTATTCTCTCCCTCTCCCACTATGAGAGAAGGCCGTAGCGTTAAGGCTACGCTCCCCTCCTCCGATAGTCAATCACCGGAGAAGGAGCGTGTAGGCTTATCCGAAAATTACTTGCTCAGGATCCCTATCTCCAATTAGATCCATAAGATCATCTATATCCATATCATAAATATCCATTACTTGCCCCTCCCCTCTCCCGCTCTAACTCTTGCCATACCTTCATTATGGAATTGACGCGCTAGGGATACGATTATGGGAATTATTACCCCTAATAAGGAGAATTGAACTAGAAGGGTGAGAGATCTATTCATTACTAGCCCCTCCCCTCTCCCTAATCTTGCCCTCTCCTGCTAAGAATAGGAGCCTAGCTTCTCGCCTAGTATGCCCGTAGTAAACGCGGGTCAATAGATACCCTCCCACTATGTCGGAAATTACTATCGCGCCACTATGTCTAGCCTTCTCTATTATCATCTCTCGCCCTCTCCTTCTCTTGCTCTTACCCTCTCCCACTCCGATAGCGGGAGATAGTACGCGGGGGAGGCGTTGCGCCTCCGGTAGAGTCTGCTCTCCCGCGCTTATTACTATTGGACCTCTACTACCTCCCCTAAATCAAAATCGCCATTGAATTGCTCAAAATCTAAAGTTATGAGATCCTTATCTGCTATCTCTTGCGCCTCCTCTAGTGAGTCGGCTTCGATCTCAGTCTGGAGGTCATAAGTTACTGTCGCGTAAACCGTGAACTTAGGCATTAGTTACCCCTTAATTATCCGGCTACTTGCCAGATAGTGCGCGGGAGAGGTATCGCTCCCCTCTAGGCTTCACTAGCCCCGCGCTATTACTTATGAGTTAAGGATCTCGATCAATTCTAGAGCGTAACGATAGGCGGGAGAGTCCTCCGGTACCGATACTTTAGCCCCGTCGAACCAGTCCTGACATAGGTAGTCCACCGCTAGTACCTCCCCCTTCTTATGAGTAATCTCTAGATAATCGCTAGGCCCTCCTCCTGACCAGATTACGCGGGATAGTGTGCGCGTATCTATGCCGTACGCCATCTCGTTAATCGCTTCACGCGCTCTATCTCGGTCCTCCTCTAGGACATCATCAGAATCTATGATCCGGTAATAAGAGAGTAAATCCTCCTCTCTTAAAAATAATTCTTGCGCAATCTTATCGGCACACTTTAATTTTTTAACGGTGTCCATATCTTTACCCCTTCAATATGGCGGGAGGGATCTCCCGCTCTAATAATTATTATCCGCTCATATCTGGCAAGAGTCAACTACCTGAGCGGGTCAATATCTGCGCCCCGTTGCTTATTACTTAGGCCGGAGCCTTGCCAGATACTTATTACTTAACGGGGAGCCTGCCGGTGTAGTAGTCCGCCCCGCTCCTTATTCTTACCGAACGCCACCGAACCTCCCCGCGTTGTCCCGTATCGCCCCGCATTACCGCCAAAAAATACCCGCCCCGCGTCGCGTCAACGACCCCTTGTTGTTGAATTGTGCGTAGCCCTGTGCGGTACTCCCCAAATAAATATCTACACTAAATAGGGGGGCTGTATGTACTACTATGTCCGTATTTAGATAGTGAGTTACATCACATTCTAAAGATATATTTTCCAAAAGCGGGAAATAGGGTATTTTTCCCGCCTTAGTATAAGTAGGGGGCGGAACGCCCCAGGAGTGTAACGATTGGGGCTGTAGCCCCCGATTAAGGCTACTACGGTGTAACCTCCGTAGCCCCTATGGCGTAGGAGGTAATAACCCCTAATAACGCCTCCGGCGTTTTTTAGTGCGGATAGTTATATCATTTTTCCAATGATCCCTCTGTAGCCATTTTCCCTCTGGTGCAAAACTAATTGCAGCCGGTTATCCACAGGTTTATCCACAAGGAGACTAATGGCTGAAAATACAGCCGACATAGCCAAGCGAATTATTTTAACTTGCGTGGCAGAAGGTATGACAGTAGAAGAGGCTTGCAAATCTGCGGGCAAATCTATTAAGTCATACGAATACTACCGGCGCACCGATAGGGCATTTGCAGACAAAGCCGATCGCACCAGGCTAGGACTACGAGATAAGGTCTTTGCATCTACAGATGTAATGGACCTAGACTTCATATCTTTCAGGGAGCGCTTCTTGCACTCCCAGACTTTTCCACACCAGAAGAACTTAATAGATGTGATCCAGGGACGTGAGCCATCTTGGCTCCACCCATCTATGAAATACGAAAAGGGCCAACCCAGTCGTATCTTATTAAACATCCCACCAAACCACGCGAAGTCTATGACTATCACTGTGGACTATGTAACCTGGATGCTTTGCCAGAACCCAAACTTTAGAATACTTATAGTATCCCAGACTCAGCGTCTGGCTGCTGACTTTCTCTACGCCATCAAAAATCGGCTCACACATCCAATGTATGAAGAATTACAGACAGCCTACGCTGCTGGCGTAGGGTTTAACACTAAGAGTGCCTCTTGGCAGGCAACTCGCGTCACCTTTGGTGATGAACTACGGGAATCCTCTGAGAAGGATCCCAATATAGAAGCCGTTGGTATTGGCGGTCAGATCTACGGTAAACGTGCAGATATGATTATAGTAGATGACGCAGTTACTTTATCTAATGCCAATGACTTTGAACGCCAGATCAAGTGGTTGAACCAGGATGTTAGATCCCGTCTCAACCCTACCGGTAAATTGATTATTGTTGGTACCCGCGTATCTGCTATTGACCTGTATCGTGAACTACGCAACGAAGATCGCTACCCTGGTGGAATAGTTCCTTGGACTTACCTGGCTATGCCAGCGTTATTAGAAACAAATGAGGACCCTACTAAGTGGGAAACTCTTTGGCCTTATACCGATGTACCTTTTGATGGACAGACTGAAGAAGATAAACACCCAGATACTGGACTATATCCTAGATGGAATGGTCAGAACCTGTGGAATGAACGCCAACAAATGGATACATCTACTTGGGCTTTGGTTTACCAGCAACAAGATATATCCGATGATGCAATCTTTGATCCGGTATCTGTGCGTGGTTCTATTGATGGTATGCGTAAGTCTGGACCGTTAGTACCAGGTCATCCTGGTCATCCTAAGTCTACTAATGGTTTTGTAACTGTATGTGGATTAGATCCTGCTATGGTAGGAGATACCGCAGTTGTCTGTTATGCGATTGATCGCACTACATATAAGAGATACATTGTTGACACAATTAAAATTACCCGTCCTACTCCGGCCCAGATTCGTCAGATCATATTTGACTGGACTGTTACCTATGCCCCTAGTGAGTGGATAGTTGAGAAGAACGCCTTTCAGGCTTTCCTTACTCAAGATGAAGGCATCAGACAATATCTTGCTAATCGTGGTGTGAGATTAAGAGAACACCATACTGGTAATAACAAATGGGATTCCGGCTTTGGTGTGGCATCTATGTCCACTTTGTTTGGCACTAAGCAGGAAGATGGTAAACACCATCGAGATAACTTAATACATCTACCGAGCGATCAAACTGAGAACATTAAGTCAATGATTGAGCAGTTAGTTACTTGGTCGCCCACCACAAAAGGTAAGACAGATATGGTGATGGCTCTTTGGTTCTGTGAGATCAGAGCAAGAGAAATTATCAATTATGGTAACAACAACGTACACCATATGAAAAACCCATTCTTGTCTAGGGCAGAGTTAAGTAAACGCGCAGTAGTAAATATAGAAGACCTGCTAGAAGCACAACAAGATCAGAAAAAACAATTCATCTAACTAAGGAATAACAATGCCAGCACCTAAAAAAGAAGATTACCGCGTTACTCGCGGCAAAGCCTTAGAGGCAGAAAAAAAACGTGCTGCCGCAAATCCTAACAAGAAGGTTGTTTTACCTTCAAAAGAAAATATAAGAAATTTAGGTAATCTTGCTCTTGTTGCATCATCAGCAATCCCAGGTGCTGCTGTTGGCAAAGCAATAGGAATTGCAGCCGCTAAGGCAACTGCAAAAAAAGTTGGCAAGGAAGTATTGCAGACTGCAAATAAGGCCAAAGGTTCTGGCAAAATGGTTTATTCAAAAGCAGCAACTGGAAAGAAAACTGCAACTTCACCTAAGCGTGATGTAGTTGTTAAAACAGAAGACAAAACACTTGCAATTAAACCTTTTATTAACAGGTCTGGCGAAAAATCAATTAAGGTAAATACTAAAAAACCTACTGTCCGTGTTGTAAAAAAAGAAGTTACACGCAATACAGCAAATATTCGTACTAAAGGTTCTAATACAATGCGTTATGCTAATGCCAAAGCAGAGGCTGCTAGAGCGCGTGAAGGCTCAATGAAGTCTTCTAAAAAACCAGGAGTAGGCAAGGTTGTTGGTGCAACAGTTTTAGTGTCTGCTGTTGCAGGTGCAAGCCAAGCATCACCTCTTAAAAAGAAATCTAAGTAAGGAACTAATTTGTTAACAGCAAAAGAAGTAGCAGCAAAGGTATCGCGTCTTCAATCGCGCTACGCTGCTCGTGACCAAAGGATGCGGGATGTACTATCGGTACGTCAAGGCGATATTGGTAAAGTCTATCCAGCGATGTTTTCTGAGGATTATCCAAAACCTTTAGTCGCAAACTTTATTGATGTTGCTGCTCGTGATCTAGCAGAAGCGATGGCACCTTTGCCATCATTCAACTGTTCTGCATCTAATATGGTCTCTGATGCTGCTCGTAAGAGTGCAGATACCCGCACTCGGATTGTAAACTACTACTCTAGTTCCTCAGAACTACAGATCCAAATGTACTCCGGTGCTGATTGGTTTAATACCTACGGTATGTTACCTGGTATTGTTGAAGTAGATTATGAAACAAATACACCAAAGATCCGTTTGCTTAATCCATTTGGTGTTTATCCAGAGATGGATCGCTTTGGTCGTACCGTATCTTTAACTCAGGTAGTCCAGATGGACCCTGAGACTTTGGCTGCTATGTATCCAGAATTTGCAAAAGAGATTCTTCCACGCCAACAGTACGGACAAAGCGCAACCTATATTGATATGGTTCGTTACCACGACAAAGATCAGGATATGATCTTTCTTCCAAGTCGTAACAATACCGTTCTTTCCAATACACCAAACCAATTTGGTAAATGTATGGCTCGTGTGGCACAACGCTTCTCTATTGATGGTGAGGCTCGTGGACAGTTTGATGATGTACTAGCAGTACAACTTGCTCGCGCTAGATTTGCAGTCCTACAAATTCAAGCAGCAGAAAAATCTATTCAAGCACCGATTGCTATCCCACAAGATGTGCAGGAGTTGGCACTTGGACCTGACGCTATTCTTCGTTCAGCAAGCCCACAGTTAATCCGTAGAGTTCCATTGGAACTTCCGCAGGGTGTATTTGCTGAGTCTGGTGTACTTGAGCGCGAACTTCGTCTTGGCGCTCGTTATCCAGAGACACGTTCAGGGCAGATCAACGCATCTGTCGTTACAGGTCGCGGAGTCCAGGCGCTACAAGAAGGCTTTGATACGCAGATTAAATCTGCTCAAGCCCAATTCGCTCGGTTGTTTACTGAATTGCTTGGACTCTGCCTAGAAGTAGATGAAGTAGTTTTTGGTTCAATGCAAAAAACTATTCGTGGTATTGATGATGGAACTCCATACATCTTAAAATACATACCATCAAGAGACATCAACAAGGATTACGCTATTGATGTTCGCTACGGCATTATGTCTGGTATGGATCCTAACCGCGCAGTTATCGCATTACTACAAATGCGTAGCGATAAGTTAGTTTCCCGCGACTATGCTCGTCGTGAACTACCAATTGATATGAACGTAACCCAAGAAGAACAAAGAATTGATATTGAAGAGATGCGTGACTCACTGCGAGTAGCAGTTGCACAGTATGCACAATCTATTCCACAGATGGCAGCAGCGGGACAAGATCCTACAGAGGCTATCACTCGTATTGCAGCAGTTATTGCAGGCCGCCAAAAAGGTCAACAGTTAGAAACTGTAGTAGAAAAAGCATTTGCTCCACCGCCAGCACCAGAGATGCCGCCTATGGGAGCAGAGCAAGTTCCAGCAGCAGGTATGGTTCCCACCGCTGCCTCGCAGGTTCCTCCCTCTCAAGGTGCAACCCCTGCTGCTGGCC